CGAAAGGAGAGAATATGGAGACCGTAAAAAGAGATTTTTTAAACAATGTAATCGTAAAGATGTCTATGTACATAGAAAAGGATTCTCTGCAGATTTTAGAGCAGGTTTTAATCAAAGAAATGCTCCCGATCAGCATACAGCTCATACCGACACTCCCTGCTGTCCAGGAAGATGATATAGATTTAAAGAATCGCTATGTCATACAGCTTTTTACTATCAAAAAGAAAATAAAAGATAATACAAAGGCCGCCTATCTTTTATCCATAAAAAAATTGCTCACATTTATTCATAAGCCGCTTGTATCCATGACTGAATTTGATATATCCAATTATCTTTCCTGGTATGAAAACAAGGGGGAAAAGAAAATACAGCCTTCTACATACAATAATGAACGCCGGTTCTTATCTGCTTTTTTCGCGTGGCTAAGGAAATCCAGACTGATCGCTGATAATCCAGTGGAGAGCATTGATCCGATGAAAATGGTAAGAAAGCCAATTGATTATTTTCAAAAAGAAGAAATCATCCGTTTACGAGACGCCTGTAAAAATGTAAGAGAGCGTGCTTTGATAGAGGTTTTGCGCAGCACCGGAGCAAGGGTTGGTGAACTGATCGAAATCAAGGTGGATCAAATAGAATGGAACACTGGGGACATAGTCATTTTGAGCGAGAAAAGCGATTGCTATCGTACATTGTATCTTGACGAAGATTCGAGATATTACCTGCGTGAATATTTGCAGGGAAGAAAAACAGCAAGCCCATATATGTTCCCACAGAGTCGCGCCCCCTATGGTCAGATGCATACCTGCGGGATCAGGAGCCTTTTGAAATCTATAGGAAAAAGAGCTGGGATTGAGTGCCGCGTATACCCGCATAAGCTTAGGAAAACGTTAGGAATGCAATTAAGAAATGCCGGCGCGGACCTTGGAAGCATACAAGAAATTATGGGGCATGCAAATCCGGCAACGACAGCACAATATTATGCACAATCCACGCCCGAGACATTACGAAACATTCGGCGCAGGGTTGCATAGGAGTGATAAGATTGAGAAATCGGCAGAAAAAAATGACAGATCATGGAGTGCCTATGGAAGATATAGGGAGGCTTAAGGCATATTGCAAAGATCCGGAATATAAAGAATTGCTATGGCATGCGATAGTATCATCTGCGCCTGGAATTGAAAAATATGTATATGGCAGTTTGACAACTGGAAAAGGATATGACGCATTATCAAAAAAAGAATACATACCTACAACAAAAGCGGACTTTTATGCTTATCAAAGAAAAGCGATGGCAGGATTTTATCGCTTGCTTAAAATTCTAGGGATATGGCAGGAAAAATGAAAATAGGAAATCACTAAAATGTGTCACCACTTCTCCGCCCCGACCATGATAAAATATAGTTGGGACGGAGAAACGTGCATCCTGATATTTGGAATTGAGAGGTGGTGAAAGTGGCTGCTAGACTTACAGATGGACAGAAAAAAATGATAATAGCTGATTATGTGGAGTCTGGGAGCTACCGAGCAACAGCAAGAAAATTTGGAATATCAGATAACACTGTAAAAAAAATATGCAATGAAAATGCGCAGGTTGCGCAGCAATGCGCACAAAAAAAAGAGCAAAATACCGCCGAAATGTTGGAATATATGGAGTCCAGAAAAGAGCAGGCAAAAGTAATCATAAACAGGTATTTGGAGGCGTTATTGGATCCAGAAAAGCTGAAAAAGACGCCGATACAGCAAATCGCCACGGCTATGGGAATCGTGATTGACAAATTTGTGACCCAACCGGCAGAAAGCGGGCTGAAGGAAAAGAAGCTGGAAATCGAACTTCTAAAAATTGAAAGTCAGATGAAGGACAGTGCGTCAGAAGAAGATGCAGAAGACAACTTCCTTGACGCTTTGAACGCCTCTGCGCGAGAGGTATGGAATGAGCCTGAACAACATTGAACAGCGGATAGAGAATATCCGCAAAGGCATTATGAAGCGCGCCGCCGTCATGAAGGAAAAGGCAAAGAAGCAGGGGTTTGTTTTCCAGCCCTTCTCCATCAAACAGAAAAAGGTCCTCACATGGTGGTGCCCTGAAAGTCTGGTCAAGGATATGGATGGTATCATAGCAGACGGAGCAATCCGAAGTGGAAAGACGCTCTCCATGTCCCTGTCCTATGTCCTGTGGGCCATGAGTACCTTCAATCAGCAGAACTTTGGTATGGCCGGGAAGACCATCGGCTCTTTCCGACGGAACGTGCTTTTCTGGCTGAAACTGATGTTGCGGAGTCGGAAGTTTGATGTTAAGGATCATAGATCAGACAATCTTCTGATCGTCAGCAAAGGCGGAGTAACAAACTATTTTTACATATTCGGCGGAAAAGACGAACGCTCCCAGGACTTAATACAGGGCATCACTCTGGCAGGAATGTTCTTTGATGAAGTAGCCCTTATGCCAGAGTCCTTCGTAAATCAGGCAACCGGGCGGTGTTCGGTGGACGGTTCCAAGTTCTGGTTTAACTGCAACCCGGATAACCCGCGGCATTGGTTCAAAGTCAAGTGGATTGATAAGTCCACCGGGTTTCTCGGAAAAGAAGAATCAGCAAGGAGAACAAGCGAAGGGGAGACGCTGAAAAATATCCTCTATCTCCATTTCACGATGGACGATAATCTTTCTCTTTCCGAGAAGATAAAAGCCCGCTACCGTGGTATGTATGTGGGCGTATTTTTTAAACGATACATAGAGGGGATTTGGTGTGTTGCTGAGGGCCTTGTCTACTCCATGTTTGATGAGGAGAAGCACGTCACCAAGGAACGCATGAAAAGGCCACATGAGTACATCGTATCTGTGGACTACGGAACGGCAAACCCGTTCTCCTGCGGTCTCTGGGCGTTTGACGGGAGAAAGTCCATAAGGGAGCAGGAGATATACTATGACAGCCGAGAGAAAGGGAAGCGGGTTGACGATGAAGCCTATTATAAAATGATGGACGAAATGATAGGAGACAGGCAGGTAGAATTTATTATTGTAGACCCGTCTGCCGCTTCCTTTATCGAAGTCATAAAGAAATATGCCAAGTATGTGGTAAAGGCTGCGGACAATGACGTTTTAGACGGAATCAGAGTAGTAACCACATTCCTGAATAAAGGAATGATTCAGATACATGAAAGCTGCGAGAATAGTATCAATGAGTTTGGCCTGTACTGTTGGGATGAGGACAATGAAGAAGACGCCGTGATTAAGGAAAATGACCACGCAATGGACGATATACGGTATTACTGCTATACGTTCCTGCGGAGACGGTTGAGGTGGATGTATTGATGAAAAAGTTAGATATTACCCTAAATCCGCTTTACGGCGGCAAACCAAAGATTGCAAAAAGAGATGGAAAGTACCATGTAATTCAAGGAAACTTCACCGCTGATTGCGTGAGAGAATGGTATGATACAAAAGAAATCGCTGTAAAGCGTTGGAATGACAGGACATATTGTTTATTACATAACATGAAAGACAGATATTGTTAATGGTGATTAAATGGGACTGATTACATGGATAAAGGCGGTGTGGAACAAATTGTTTAAAAGAGAGATCAAGGAGCGGTTTGGCGCCGATATCCTTCTATCTGACACAATGGAGTCATATATCGGCAGGTTCTACGACATCACCAGCGGCCGCCCATCCTGGGAAGATGTGGAAGACGATATTGAAAGCATAAACTTTGCCGGATTTATCGACGACGTGACCGCAAAGCTGGTTACGCTGGATCTTGGCATTGAGTTGCCGGACACTCCACGCGGGAAGTATCTGCAAAAGCAGGCTGATTATATCCTCCAGGTAATAAATGATAAGGTGTCAGAGGCTATTGGAAACTGCGGCCTCATGTTTAAGCCAAACGGTAAGAATGTGGATTACATAGAGCCAGGGAACTTTGCTCCAACGGAAACAGACAGCAACGGAAATATCCTAGGCTGCGTATTCCAGAGTCAGGTTCAGCGCAAGGACTGGACATATACCCGATTGGAATGGCACCGGTTTGAAGATATGGCAGGGGAGAACGGAGAAGAACGGCGCATTTATCGGATCACCAACTACTGTTATAAAAAAAGGGGGATCAATACCCTTTACAACAGTCCAGGAGACATCTGTAAGCTATCTGAAGTGCGGGAGTGGGCGGGTATAGAGCCAGATGTGGCATTGGAAAATATAGACCATCCGCTCTTTGCTTACTTCAAGAATCCGACGCCAAACCGGATAGATCGCTCAAGCCCTCTGGGAGTCCCTATCTGGCACAACGCGATCAAAGAATTAAAGGATCTGGATGTGGCGTGGGGCCGGAAGTCTGGAGAGGTTTGGGACAGCAAGCACATGACATTTCTTCCTCAATCCACTATCAAATAAGCGGATCAGCGGCGTACACAGTTGCCACGTTGGGTTAAAGGCGTAGAGATGGGGGTAGGCGTTGATGCAGATAACAGTATCCATGAGCATGTATCCACTCTCCTGACCGAACAGAGAATCAAAGACATTAACTCCATACTGGCTATGATATCCACAAAGTGCGGATTTTCTCAAGGCTTTTTTGTGTTGGACGAGAAAACTGGCATAATGACGGCCACACAGGTTGAGGCTGATGACCAAGAGACCATACAGACGATCAAAAATATCCGTGACGCTTTGCGGGATTGCCTGCAAAATTTGATGTATGGGCTTAACGTCATGGCGGACCTTTACACAACCATACCGGCGGAGATGTGGGAGACAGAGGACGGAACCGGACTGAAAGAACAGACTAATTTTAATTTTGGCGATATCCTGTATAATCGGGAGGAGGATCGAGCGAACTGGTGGAATTACACCATACAGAATAAAATGCCGGCGTGGCTTTATTTTGTAAAATTTGAAGGAATGACAGAGCAGGAAGCTAAAAAATTAGTGGAAGAAGCACAGCTGAAGGAAGAATCTGAATTTTTTAAGGAGGAATAGTGTGATTATTTGTCTTGAAGAAAAGCATAGAGAAGTGATTGAATCCAAAGGAATGTCAATCATTGAGTTCAAGAGAACTCTTTATAATGCAAAAAAGCACATCGAAAATGTGTTGGAGTGCATAAATAAAATTGGTGATAAGATATCGAAAGCATGGAGCATATTAGCTGAAAAATTTATCGATGCTGTGGATAGTGTGAAAATGTTCATTGAAACCATAAGAGATGTTTACAATTATCCGGTATCAATACGCTATAAGTTTGTAAAAATTTTAAGCAAATGTACTGGTTTGCAAATGTGTAAACTATGGAAAATGACACGCCATACTTGGCTTGCGAGGAGCTGCTGTTAATGCTGAATCCTGATTATCTCTCCAAAATCGCAGAAGGTAGCGAGCAGATCGCCTCCCAGATTCACGAGTACATAATCAGACAGATCATAGACCGCATGATGATTCGTTTGGGCCGTGGTGACAAATACCTCTTGACTTCTTCCGATCGTTGGCGTATTCAGATATTGCAAGACGCTGGATATCTTCTGGAGGACATCACCAAAGAGCTCTCCCAATATACAAAGTTGCAGCAGAAAGAGATTATGGCAGCTATGCAGGACGCCGGAATCAAAGCACTGGCCTATGATCATGCAATTTATGAGGCGGCTGGCCTTTCCCCGATCCCCCTATGGGAGTCCCCTCACCTGGTCAGGCTCATGGAGCGCAACTACAATGCCACACTAGGTGAATGGCAAAACTATACCAGAACCACCGCAGAGGCCGCACAGCGGCTTTTTATCAATGAGTGCGATATGGCATACCATAAGGTCTCAAGCGGCGCTGTAGCCTATAATCAGGCGGTCAGAGAGGCGCTTGAAAGCATAGTGACAGAAGGTGTGTATGTGCGGTATCCAAGTGGCAGGAAAATGACCATAGAGGCAGCGACTGCTATGGTTGTGAGGACTGGTGTGGGGCAGGCTGCCGGAGACATCGCGATGACACGCATGGAGGAAATGGACTGGGATATTATCCTTGTCTCTGCCCATATCGGGGCCAGAACGGGAGACGGCGGACAAAACCCGGGCAATCATTTGTGGTGGCAAGGGCAGTATTACAGCCGTACCGGAAGAGATAAACGCTTCCCGCCGTTCTCTGTGACCGGATATGGGACGGGGGAAGGCCTGAGTGGTTGGAACTGCCGGCATAGCTTCGGGAGTGGCACAGGAGACCCGAGGGACAACCCATATAAGGACATACAGACCGCCGATAATGTGCGGGTAGAGAAGTTAGAGCAGCGCCAAAGGGCTTTGGAACGGCGAATCAGGAAAACCAAACGGGAGGTCATGGGTATGCAGGAGGCCGTAGACAAGTGTCAGGACGATAACCTGAAATTCTCCCTCCAGCAAGACCTTGACCGAAAATCCCATCTGCTAAATAAGCAAAATAAGGAGTATAACGATTTCTGCCGGGACAATGATTTAAGGACACAGCCGGAGAGGCTGCAGATTGCGCGGTGGAGCCGGAAAGAGGCGGCGAAAGCAGTAGGGGCGGCGAGACGGTATGAGAAGGAGAAGAAATGATAACAGTGATATTAGGCATAATTGATTTTTGTATGTTAGCGATTTTGGTCGCAAGTTTTACACATCCGTTTACTTTTATCATATTGATGATTATTTTGGCGTGGGTATGTAAGGAGTGTAAGAAACATGAGTAGATGGCAACCCTACAACCCCAACCCCCACCACAGCCGAACCGGGGATTGCCCTGTCCGGGCTATCTGCAAGGCCATAGACAAAGATTGGGAATATGTGTATGTTGGCCTATCCCTCTACGGCTTTATGGGGGCCGACATGCCCTCTGCAAATCATATTTGGGGAGAATATTTGGAGCGGCGTGGATTTGCAAGGCGCCTCCCGGAAAGAAAGTACACAATCGAAGAATTCTGTAAGGACCATCCAATAGGCGTATATGTTTTGGGCTGCGATGGCCATGTAGTCACGGCGGTGGACGGAATATATTATGATTCCTGGGATAGCGGCGGAGAAATCCCTATTTACTATTGGGAAAAAATTTGATATGATAGGCGGTAAGAATATGACATGTGAACATTGTATGTTGGAACAGCGCGTCGCCGAGCTGGAAAAGGACATGGAGCGTAACAGTATCCAGCATGGAGAGTTTTATAAGCGCTTTGGCCAGCTTGAAAATTTTGAAGCCCGCACCGATGAAAAGTATAATAATATCATGCGGAAGATCGAAGAAATGAGTAAAGTGCTGGAAGAATTAAAGGCCGCGCCAGGAAGGAACTGGAACAGCGCAGTAACATCTGCAATAGCTGCCATTATTGGCGCGGTTGTTGGATATTTGTTGAATGGAGGATTTTG